TACTGTGCTTATAGCTATATCTGACTCTATGAGCTGGGCCTTCAATGTAGACTCTGGCTGGGTTGATCTGTTAAAGACTTTACTTATAACAGTATATACAGCGTATTTTGCTGGCCGTTCGTTTGAGAAATATCGGAAACTATAACCTTGTAAACATCAAAAACAGAAGGAGTTAAGTGAATAAAAAACTTAGCTCTTTTTTTTGAGCATAGCTACCCTGTGATACGCTGAAACTTAGACGACTTCTAGGTTAAAGAAAACTTCTATAAAGTACACTTCTACTAAAACCTACTTCTTAAGTGGCACTACTTCTATGAAGGTAGCTTCTTATGTAGTGAATTAGGTTTGTTTGAAGTTAAATCTAAGAAACTTAGGCAAAGTTACGAAAAATATTTGACATATGCAAAATAAATAGCCTGACAATGTGTCAGAGACATTTTTTCTTGTTTTTAAATAAAGACCCCTCTTAAGGTTTTTATTTGCCCAGTCACTTTAGGGGGTTTTTGTGGCTGGGTTTTTTTTGTTATGGCTAGAAAGGTAAAAGTAAAGACGTTAAAGGCTAAGCTAGATAAGATATTTAGCGAGTATATACGTAGACGTGATGTAGATAATCACACTGGCTTCGGTAAGTGTATAGACTGCGGTAGAGAGACTCCCTACGCAGAAGGAGACGCTGGCCACTTTGTAGGTCGTAGACATCTATCAACTAGATGGGATGAGGAGAACGTACATTTTCAGCACAGATACTGCAATAGATTCCTTAACGGCAGACAGTATGAGTACGGCAAGGCTCTAGGTCAAGATAAAGCTGACGAGCTTGTACAAAAATCTCATAAGATCGCTAAATTTGATGCTACTCACCTTCAATACCTTATAGATATATATAAAGAGAAATTATCTGATATAAAGAAAAAACAATCATTTTAATTTGGTAGTTTCGTTTTATTTATGTACATTTGTATTAAATAAAGTAAAACAATGAGCTTACTAATAGGCTTCGCTTACATAATACCACTAATATTCACAACAGCTACGGCTTCCTTTCTATATAGAGAGTTCGCTTACAGCAACTTGTCTTTAATAGTATTCTTGGTTTTTGTATGGGATGTTTGCACTGCCGTTTTCTGGTATGGTGTATTGTTCTGTATGGTAGACAGGGTCGACTTGTTTCAAGTTGGAATACTAGCCAGCTTCTGTGTATCAATACTAGTTAGAGCCTTTGCTTTACTTATAAATAAAACCCATTATGACAACAGATAAAAACGTTTACAGAGAGAGAGCTTATAATAAGGCTATAGCTAACATAGAGGAGGCTAAAAGACGGATAGAGAGAAACGAAGGTGAGATAGAAGGCCACTGCGTCACTATGATAAACGAGGAACTTCTACAGGTCACTAAACGCTCGTTAGATGCTGACCTAAAGACTTGGAGCTACATACTAGAGGCTCTTGAATTATACGACTTTATTAAAAAATAATATTTTTTTTAAGAAAAACTTGCATAGTAACTTTATTATGCGTATGTTTGCACTATAATTATTTCAAATATGAACATCAAAGAAAAACTATCTAAAATTCAGCAAGAGCTAAAAGTTGCTAAAAGCCGAACCAATAAGTTCGGAGGCTACAAGTTTCGTTCTGCTGAGGACATCCTAGAGTCACTAAAACCATTCAACGCTAAGTACGGTGTTATGTTTTCAGTAACTGAGGAGCTAGTGGCTGACGCTGTCATTAAGACAGAAGCTACTATCTTTGACGTAGAGTCTGGAATGGGTCATTCAGCTACAGCTATTGTAGGAGTTGACTTAAATCAGAAAGGTATGGCAACTGCTCAGCAGTACGGCTCTGCTTCTAGCTACGGCAAAAAGTACGCACTCGGAAACCTTCTATTAATTGATGACACAGCAGACGCTGACGCAACCAACACCCACGGTAAGGGAAAGCCAGCATTAAAGGCTAATACAGATGCGTTTGTCAAAGCTGTTCAGTTCGTTAAAGACGGTGGTTCAATAGAGCAAATCGAGGCTAAGTATGACGTAAGTGCAGACGTTAAAAAGAAACTTGCACAAAGTTTAGTTTAATAATAATAATAATAAACCCTTAATATAATGGCTACATTAGTAACATTAGGTCTTAATAAAGACAAAATCCAGTTCAACGATAAAGGCTGGGCTAACATCACAGTAAGTATTAACGACGACACTAACCAGTATGGACAGAACGCAGCAGCGTCTATCTCTCAAACTAAAGAGCAGCGAGAAGCTAAAGAAGCGAAGGTCTATGTAGGCAACGGAAAAGTTGTCTGGACAGATGGAAACATCAACGTGGCGGATAAGGTAGAGCAAGGAACTGTCGCTTCTGAGCAGTCTACAGCTGGGCGTGGAACACCAGACTTGCCTTTCTAATTAAAGTATTAAACGAAACTAAAACCTCTCTTTTATGATAGCTACAGTAAAAAACCTTAAAGAAAAATTAATGGACGTTAAGTATGACCGCATAGAGCAAGGTCTAGGTCTTAACATCCCAGAGGTTGACGAGTGGCTAAGATTTAAGAGGGGTGCGTTTAATATATGTATAGGGCACGCCAACACTGGTAAGACTACTGTCATCTTGTATCTATTGGTAGCGTATGCTATGAAACACGGCTTAAAATTCTTGATTTTCTCAAGTGAGAATACTGACTACAGTATCGCACGTAAGCTTATAGAGTTCAAAACAGCTACGCCTATCCAACAGTTGCCAGACTCAGTAATTGAATCAGAGCTCGAATGGGTCAACGAACACTTCAAAATCATTCTAGTGGAGAAAATCTACACAGCTCGAGTATTAATGAGCGAAGCAAAAAAGATTAAAGAAGTATTTGACTTTGACGGCCTATTGGTAGACCCTTATAACTCACTAGCTAAAGACCCTCAGCTGTTACGCTCGGTAGGTGGTCACGAATATGACTATCAGATAGCTTCTGAGTTTAGATTATTTTGTAAAGAGAATAACGTATCTATGTGGCTTAACTGTCACGGCGTTACAGAGGCACTACGTAGAAAGCACCCATCAGACCACGAAATGGCTGGATTCCCTCAACCTTGCTCTATGGCAGACGTTGAAGGAGGCGGTAAGTGGGGCAACCGTGCTGACGACGTAGTTTCAATTCACAGATACACCCAGCATCCTGAGAAATGGATGTACAGTGACATTCACGTAGTAAAGGTAAAGGAGACAGAGACTGGCGGTAGACCAACACCCCTAGACTCACCTATCTCAATGAGAATGATGCCAGCTAACTGTCAATTCACTGTCGCTGGAGTCCCTGTGATACAAGGCTCTGTAAAAGTAGATACTAAACTAGAATTTTAATGTTAACATTAGGAATTTTAATACTTGTATTCTTAGCGGTATATGTATACCAAACGAATGAGAATGCAGCAGTACGAGTGAGCTTCGTTAAAGGCTTAATGTTTGGCTTTGTTTTTGGCGAAGTCGAAGTAGAGGAAGGTGTGACTGGTTACCACTACCAGTTAGGATTTGCATTTGTAATTTTAACAATAGATTGGTATGTCGAAGTATAAAGCTATAGAATTATTGTCAGTACATCATTCTGACTTCATTGACGCAGCTAAGAGTTTAGCTGGTAATAACTTTAAAGTCAGAAACTACGCTGAGGACTATGTTCAGGAGGCTTACATTAAGCTGCTAAGGTACGACGATTTGTATGACAAGATAGTAGACGGAGAGAAGGCTAGCAAAGGATATATGTTTTTTACACTGCGGTCTATCATATTCAATGACCTCAAGAAGGTTAGAGAGCCTAAATATAACCACGTAGGAGACCAGTATGATATGGACTACTGCTTCGAGATTATAGATGAGGGAATCGACCCTAGCATAGAAGCTATAGAGTCCCTTGAGACTAAGATGTACGAGGTACTCAAGGAGAGTTCAGAAGATTGGTTCGACTACGAACTATTCAGAAAGTACTTAAAGACTGGTAAGTCGTTCAGGGTGTTGGCTGAGGAGAGTGGTCTAGGTATCCAAACTATATACCTATCAATAAAGAAGAGCAAGCTTATAATAGCAGATAAACTGTACGAAGATTACGTTAACTATATAAAAGGAAACTACAATGGCTAGAAAAACAGGATTTTACACGGCTTCACTAGATAAGCCAAAAATAAAGAGAAAGGGAGTTCACTCTAAAAACGCTAGTAAAAGTCAAAATAAGTATAAACAACCCGACAGAGGACAGGGTTCTAAAAGATAAGGATATGAATGTTTCACTATTAGCTCAGGCTACTGACGGAATGACCGCACACGCTCAAGCTATATATAATAAATAAGAAAATGGATATTAACAATAAGGTTTTTGAATTACACGAAGAAGGCTTTAAGGCTGGTAAGATAGCACAGAAGCTTAGAGTTAAAAAAGCAGTCGTTCTGGATATACTAGGAGACGCTGCGGACAAGGGTCTAGGTGACACTATTGAGAAAATCACAGAGGCCACTGGAATTAAAGCTGTAGTTGATACTGTAGCTAAGGTTCTAGACACTGACTGCGGATGTAAAGCTAGAAAGGAAACTCTAAATAAGGTTTTCCCCAACAGAAAGCTGAATGACTTGTCAGACGACGACTACAGCTATTTAAGTCAGTATTTTGCAGAGACTAGGTCATCCGTGAGGCCATCAGAGCAAAAGGAGTTAGTTCGTATTTATAATAACATCTTCAACGCTAAGCGAGTAGTTTCCACCTGTGGGCCCTGTGTAGCTGGGTTAGTAAGAGAACTTAAACGTATATACGATGCAGCTAACGACTAAGAAGTTAAAGAAGCTTAGCTTAACAGAGCTAACTAAAATTGCTGACCAGTTCGCTACTAAACTACAATGGCTACACTCTACAGGAAAAAATGAGTCAGAGCCAGAGAAGTACAAGAGAGTAGCTCTAGAGTTGTATCACGTCTCTCAGATTATAGATGAGAAGGAAGCTCTAAAATCTAACAAGAAGTTTAAGTATAATTAATTTTTTAACAAAGGGCTTGCATATGTCAAATATTTGCCGTATGTTTGCCCTTTAAATATAAACAAATATGTCAGAAATTAGACCACGATTATCAGGTAAAAGAAAAATTAACTTCGAGTTCTTTAATCAAAAAGAGAGCCGAGTTCTAGTTATTGGTGACTTACACGCTCCCTTTGACTTAGATTCATACTTCGACCACTGTGTAGAGGTTTATGAGCGTTATAACTGCAATAAGGTAGTATTTATTGGTGATGTCATTGACAACCACTACAGCTCCTATCACGAGACTGACGCTAACGGAATGGGAGGCTCTCAAGAGCTAGAACTAGCTATCGATAGACTCAGACGTTGGTATCACCGTTTCCCAGTTGCAGACGTCACTATTGGTAACCACGATAGAATTATTATGCGTAAAGCTCAGAGCTCAGCAGTTCCTACCAAGTGGATTAAGGAGTACAAAGAAGTACTAGAGACTCCGAAATGGAACTTTGTAACCTCAGTAGATATTGACGGTGTTCATTATATTCACGGAGAAGCTGGAACGGCTAGAACAAAGGCCAGAGCAGATATGCGTTCTACAGTTCAAGGTCACTTACACACTCAAGCCTATACAGAGTACTATGTAGGAGCTAACAGCCGTATCTTTGGGACTCAGGTCGGATGTGGTATAGATTTCTCTGCGTACGCTATGGCCTACGCTAAGGCTGGTAAGAAGCCAGCTATAGGATGTGCTGTAGTATTAGGAGGTCGCACAGCAATCAACGAACTTATGGTATTGTAATATGTGTGATATGTGTCATAACTATACAGAAAAGACCACTGATGAAGTTGCTGAGTACTATAATGAGCTCAGCCAGTGGCACGGCAAAGTCGATGTGAACGAGATGGAGGTAGAGGCTGAGGAGGTGTTAAGTAAACACGCAAAGCGTAAAGCTCAGCCAGTATTCTCTGGAGTATTATCTTACTTTCCTGACGCAGTTAAGTATATAGGATATGTTAGCAAGGTTGGGAATGACCAGCACAATCCAAACCAGCCACTACACTGGGACAGGTCTAAGTCTCAAGATGAGCCAGACGCTCTAGTTAGACACTTAATAGACCACTCAGTAGACCCTATGGATGACGATGGCATCCTTCACGCTGGTAAGGTCGCTTGGAGAGCTCTAGCTCTATTGCAAAAACATCTAGAGGAAAACCCTCAGTAACTAGATCGCCCTCTTAACGGAGGGCTTTCTTATTTAGAATCAATATAAATAACATTAAAAGTTTGGTAGTTTAAAAACTATGTCTATATTTGTACTGTTAAACAATAATAATTAAATCAAACACGATGAACAACTATATAAACACACTCAACAACATAGATAACGCTTATGGAGTCTATGACTACGAAATCAACGAACTTTTAAACAACTTTTAAATAACTTTATTATGAAATATATATTAAACACAGTATCCTTTTGTTTGTTCGCTCTAGCAGCGTCTGGAATCTTAGCATTAATCTATAACTTAATCAACGGAGTATCTGGAGACTTCGGAATCTTTTAATATGAAACTACTAGACCATAAA